CCAATGTTGTTGATGGGATCTACATGATCCACAGCTATCAGATAGATAATGATAAAGGATTCACAGCTCCTGAAAGATTCCATGATGCAAATGATGGATCTTGGATTGTTAGCTACAAGGTAACTGATAAGGATGTATGGGAGAAAGCTAAGGAAGGCAAGTTTACTGGCTTTAGTGTTGAGGGATATTTTCAGATCACAGCAACAGATCGCACTATTGAATCAGAGATGATGGCACAGATATTCAAGGCATTGAATGATCTAAATGGAACAATTAAACATAGTATAATTAAATAACAAACAAATGAACGAGAACTTCAAAAAAGTAATGGATGCAATTGCTGACATGAAAGCAATGTTTTCAACATCTGCTGAAGCTACTGAAACAACAGAAGCTCAAGCATTTGGTGAGGCAGTTTTGCTAGATGGTACAGCTGTATCATATGAGGGTGAACTAGCAGTAGGTACCACTGTATTTATTGTTGCTGATGGTGAGCAGATTCCAGCTCCGGAAGGCACACATGAATTAGGTGGTGAGTTTACTGGAATCAAGATCATAACAGATGCCAATGGTGTAGTGTTAGAGGTTATTGATGAGAGAGCAACAGAACAAGCAGCAAGCTCTGATGAGTTTGAAGCTATTGACATTGAAGAGATGCCAGCAGCACTTGAAAGAGCTACAGAGGCAATCGCTGCAACTTTGAACATTGAAATGGGGCAAGCCTATGACATTGCTACGGCAGTCATTGCAGCTATCAATGCAGAAGAAATGAAAGAAGAATCAATGAGTGCTGAGCAAGTAGAATCAATTGTGAATGCAAAGATGTCATCATTCTCTACAGCTGTAGAAGCTATAGGTGAAATGATGCAGACTATTGCTTCAGATAATGAAACTCTTCGCACTGAGATGGCAGCAATGAAAAATGATTTTGAATCATTCAAAGCAATGCCTTCTAACAGTACAACTGAGAGCGAGAAATTCGCAAGAACAAATGCTAATTTGACATCACGTCAATTATTCCTTAAATCACAAATTAAATAACAAAGAAAATGAGCTTAAAAAAGTTTATCAAGCAAAAATTCGACTATGATGTGTCAGGTTTGGCAGCATATGTAGACGAGCAAAGAGAAGATCTAATCACTAGATCAGTAACTGAAGCAAAGACTTTACGTTACATCACAATTCAAGAAGGTATCAAAGGATCTGAAGAGATCAAATTGTTAGATGATACTTTGACTTACCAAGCTGGAGATTGCGAAATGACACCAGCTGGAGATACAGTATTCACTGATCGTGCAATTGCTGTTGAGACTCTTGGATACATGAAGAGATTCTGTCAAAAAGATTTGGCTGGATTTTGGACTCAATTGGCTTTGCGCCCAGGTGCATCTGCTGAGGACAAAGAACTTCCTTTCGAAGCACAAATCACTAACTACATCTTGAGCTTACATGCACTTGAGTTAGACAAATTGATTTGGAAAGGTAACAAAGCAACTGGTACTGGTAACCTTCAGTGGATGAATGGATATCGTCAATTCTTGACTACTGCTAATGGTGCTGTAAACCTTAACACTTCTGCAACTGCAAGCATTGATGCATCTAACGCTTATGATGTATTCTATGAGTGTTTTACAAATACACCTGAAGCTGTAGCTGAAGCTGCTGATTTCGTATGTTTCGCTGGCCGTGAGAACTTCAACTATTTGATGAAGAACTTGGTTGACCTTAATTTCTTCCACTATTCTCCAGCACAAATTGCTACAATGGAAGAGATCATTGTACCAGGTACAGATATGCGAGTGGTTAAGGTACCAGGATTGAATGGTCTTGACAATATCTACACTGGGAAAGCATCTCACTTTGTATTCGGAACTGACTTATCTTCTGACTTTGATAACTACGATCTTTGGTATTCTCAAGATGATGACGTTATCTATATCAGATCTAAATTCAGAGCTGGTGTACAAGTACCATTCTTGGATCAGATCGGAGTTTGGAACGGAACTGGATCACCTAACTAATTAACAAATATGGGGAGGCTTAGGTCTCCCCTAACTTAAAAAATACAGAAGAGATGGCATGTAATATGACAACTGGGTTTAATGACAGAACATGTACCAATGGAAAAGGTGGTATCAAATCTGTTATTTTGTTCCCAATAGGATCAATTGCAACTGGGCCAACATTGACTGGCAATGAGATTACTACGTTGACAGTTACTGGTGAGGTATTCCAGTACAAATTGAAATCAAATTTATCTAGCTACACTGCGCCAATCCGAGTAAACAAAGAGAATGGAACTTTATGGTATGAGCAATCTTTGAACATGATCCTAGCATCAGATACAAAGGAGCTTCGTGCTGAGATCCACTTGCTTGGACAGAATGAAGTGGTAGCAATTGTTGAGAAAGCTGATGGTACTTATGTAGCATTAGGACTTGACGAAGGTCTACAAATCAATGATGGATCAGAATACACTTCAGGTGTTATCAAATCAGACAGAAATGGACATTCAATTGTCTTGGCTGGTCTTGAAAACAATGAAGTACCTGATGTAGCAGCTGGTATTGTAGCAACTTTGTTGACTCAACAGTCTCCAGTAGTTTAATCTACCTAATCAAACCAAATACTAGAAGGGAGAGGATGAGTATTCCTTTCCCTTTTTTTATTAAATTAGAGCCATGAAAATAGATCAGAAATTTATTGGAGCCAAAGTCAAGAGTAATCTATTGAATAGATACTTTGTGATTGAGGAGGGCAATGAGGAGTTATATATTAAACTAGGACTTTTGCATATCTTTGTAAATAGTGAGCCTAAAATAAAAATTATAAATGTTAAGACTCGAGAGATATCAGACATCAACACTGATAGTGACAGTAACGGAATATCAGACTCTGACAGCCCCTTATTGGCTCCTTGAGTTTACGCATGAGCAGAGCTTTGAATCTGTGACTTGCATACTTCCAAACATCAGTACAAGCACATCAAGATTTGATGAGTTTGCGATTGAGGATTTGGTGGATGTGACTTTCCCATATGCTGGCTTTTACACATACAGAATATTTGAGCAGACATCTAGCACTAACTTAGATCCTGATCTAGCTGATAACCTATGTGAAGAGGGCAGAGCACATGTGTATGAGATTGACTCACCATCAAATGAATTTTCGACAACAATATTAAATAACATATATGAGTAAGATCACCAGCTTGTCATTCAGCAAGCAGTATCAATTGCCAATAGAGGAGAAAGATTCTCAAAGAGGCTTTATGAAATGGGGAAAAAAGAATGATTATCCTTTCTTCCTTATTGAGCTTCTGCAAGGTAGTGCCTGGCATCAAGGTATCATCAAGAATAAAACCTACTACATTGCTGGTGGTGGCCTTGAGGCAGTATCAGGTGATCTGACTGCTTTCCTTGCCAATCCATTTGCTGACTTTGACATGAATGAGATTGCTCAAAGAATGGCCTTTGACTTTGAGGTGTTTGGTGCAATGGCTGTAATAGGTACATGGAACAGAGAAGGTACCAAGGTAGTAAGATGGGAGCACATGGATATTGACCTTATCAGAATCACTGAGGATGAGAGACTGTACTATGTATCTGATGACTGGTCAGCTTTGCAGCAATCAGCAGAAAAGACAAATTACAGAAGCTATCCAGCATTGAATGAGAACAATCGAACTGGATCATTTATTCTGTATTATAAGGAGCCATCTAAGCAAGCAAGAGGTGAGAAAGGAATCTATCCAAAGCCTCCTTACTATGGTGGTATTACAGCCATTCAGACAGATGTAGATATCAGTAAATTCAATATGTATGAGATACAGAATGGATTCAAGGCTGGTACACTAATTAACCTGGCATCAGGTGAGCCCGAAACATCTGAAGAGGAAAGAAAGATAAAAGAACAAATCAAGGGCCGTACACAATCTGTGGAGGATGCTGGTGAGATCATCATCACATTCAGCAATGGTGCAGATGAAGCTCCTACAGTAATGCCATTGAATGGTAATAACCTACATGAAAGATATGCCATGACTGAGAAGTCAGTGCAGCAGAATATTCTTGTGGCCCATTCTGTGGTGGCTCCATCATTGTTTGGTATTGCTCCCAATGGATCATTCAACGCAGCTGAGACAGATGACTTGTTTGAGATCTACAAGAATACCTATATCAATTCAAGACAGAAGCAGATTGAATGGCTGATGAATTACATGGTACAGCTATCAGGTGCCATTGGTACATTGAAACTAGTTGATGTTCGGCCAATTGTAGCAGC